AAGATCGACTTTTTCGCTTTTTCCATGCTTATGCCTGGCCCAATCGCACAATTCGACGCAAAAAGGGGCAGCGGAACCGCGCCTGATTTTATCCAGGAGCCGCTGGAGTCTCCGTCGTGGCTGACCAAGGCCGAGCGCGTGTACTTCGATGAGGTGGTGAGCCAGCAGCGATCCGCCGGAGTCGGTATGCGGGCCGTTGATGCCGAGAATTACGCCCGGTACGTGCGGTTGTCGTTTCAACAGCGGAAAGCCAAGGACTCGCGGGAGTTGCTCGCCATCGGGCGCGGCATCGACCAGCTATGCGGCATGCTCTGCATCGGCGAGTACGCCCGCCAGCGCGTCGGGATTCGCGGAAAGAAGCCAGCGGAGAAGGGGAAGCTGGCCCAAATGATCGCCCGCAAGAATGGCACCGACGACTAACTATTTCGATCAGGAAAAGGTCGATCACGTCATTAGTTTTATTGAGTCGCTGACGCTGACGAAGGCCACGAAGTCAGACGAGCCGGAACCGTTCATTCTCCTTCCTCATTGGCGGGAAGCGATTACACAGTTGTACGGGTGGCGCAGGCCGGATGGCCGCCGGCAGTACCGGAAGTTCTTTGGAACCTGCGGTCGCAAACAAGCAAAGACGCAGTTCGCCGCTGGGGTTTGCACCTACGAGTTTTTTATGGGCGATACGAGCCGCGCTGAGATTTACTTCGCGGCGACGAACGTGGCGCAGGCGGGAATCTGCTTCGACGCCGTTTACGACATGATTATGGCGGAGCCGGATTTAGCGGATATCTGCAAGATCACGCCATCGCTTAAGCGCATCGAAAATAGGCAAAACGGGAACATCATGCGGGTGTTAGCCGCTGAGGGCGCTGGGCAACACGGGTTTAACCCAAGTCTCGTAGTGCTTGACGAGTTGCATGTATGGGGAGCGCCGCACATGGAGCTTTACCGAGCGCTGACGACCGGCGGAAAGTCTCGCCGCGATCCGCTCCGGCTTCTCATCACCACGGCAGGCCACGACCTTGAATCGTTATGGGGGCAGGAGTATCGGTACGCAAACGATATCTTATCCCGCCGCATCGAAGACCCATCCTACCTCGCACTCATCCATGAAGTACCGATGGAGGCCGACTGGACAGACCGCAATCTCTGGCCGCTGGCGTTGCCGTTGCTGTCCACGGGGCATCACCAGATTGAGGACTACGAAGAGGATTTTCTGAAGGCGCAGCAATCGCCATCAGAGCAAGCCACTTTTCGCCGCCTGTACCTGAACCAGCCGATGGGCTCCGAGACGGTCTGGCTGGACATGCACACATGGGATAAGTTTGTGGGTACCGTGGCCGAGGAAGTGCTTCGGAAGTGCCCGTGTTTCGGCGGGCTTGACCTTGGGGCCACGCGGGATTTAACAGCCTTTACGCTGGCTTGGAAGTTGCCAGACGGTGATGTGTTCATCCGGTCCTGGGGCTATCTACCAGAGGACGACGTGCGGGGCCGGGAGAAGCGCGATGCGGTGCCATACGGGCAATGGTCGATGGAAGGGCACATCATGCTCACGCCTGGCGATGTGACCGATTGGCGCTTCGTCGTCGAACACATCCGCAAGCTCAACGAACAGTACCAGATCCAAGCCGTTTGCTATGACCCATGGGGGGCGCGAGACACCGCGGTTGCTCTTTCTGAGGGCAGGATTGAGGTGATCAAGTTTGGGCAGGATTACCGGGACCAAAGCCCGGCAGTGAAGCGGGTGGAGGAGTTGCTGTACATGGGCAGGCTCACCCACGAAGCTGACCCTAGCCTGCGATGGTGCGTTGACAACTCTATGGTCAAAACAGACGACAACGGACACCGCAAGATCGCCAAGGTGCAGCGGTTGACCAACCGGAAGCGCATTGACAAAGCGGCGAGCATGATCATGGCCATCGGCGGTCTGATCCAGGCCGAAGAATACAGTGACCCGTATAGTGACGGGCGAGCAAATTTGAATTGAACTTAATTCGCAAAGCATACGACTGGGTAGCCGCCAACTGGTACCAGCGCAACGGGTATTATCGCCTCGCCGGACTCTACGGCGCAGGCCAGCAGACCGACGCTGGCGTTGCCGTGACCGTGGAGTCAGCCATGCGCTGCGGTCCCGTCGCCGCATGTACCCGCGCTATCTGTTCGCCGATTGCGTCGATGCCACTTCCGGCTATGCAAAAGGTCGGATTTAAGACAGTTTTACAGCCTGAAAGCCGACTCCATCGCATCCTCAACCTGGAGCCAAACAGCTTTCAAACCCCGCAAAAGTGGCGCGAAACCACGCTGCACTGGGCGCTGAACTACGGCAACGGGTACGCAAGAGTGATGCGGGCAGCGAATATGGGCGAGCCGGTGGCGATGATCCCGATTCACCCGTCAGCGCTGATAAAAAAAGACATTGTAAAGGGTTCGCCGGAGTACCTGTTCCGCATCAGCGGCAAAGAAGAAAAGCTGGGCAACCGAGACGTATTTCACCTTATTGGCCACTCGGAAGACGGCATCATGGGCCTTGGCGTTGTCGATCTAGGCAAAGAATCCATCGGTCGGGCGATGGCCATGGAATCATACGGCGGGACGTTCTTCGGGCGTGGCGGTGTTCGCGCTGGCCTTCTCAAGCGCACCATGCCATTCGCGGACGCATCGGCGCAGGAGCGGTTTGAGGATGACTGGCAGAAGAAGTACCGCAACGGTAAAGACTCATTCCATAGAAACATCTTGCTCGTCGCCAACTCCAAAGGTAGCGATGGATGGGAGTGGGAGGGCATTGGTTCGCAGCCGTCTGAGGCGCAACTGGTAGAGCAATCGCGGGCCGTGGTATCGGATATCTGCCGATTCTACGGAGTCTCCCCGACGCTTGCTCAGGACCTCACTGACGCGCACTACAACAACATCGAGCACTTGTGGCGGGCGCACCTCAATACAGCGTTGACGCGGTGGATGACAGCGTTTGAGCAGGAGTGCTACCGGATACTCCTAACGGACGCGCAGAAGGCCGCAGGCTGGGCTGTAAAGCATGACGCCAGCGGATTCCTCCGTGGCGACTTCAAGAGCATGCTGGAAGCCATCGCCGCCGCGCTGGAAAAGGGACTAATCACCATCAACGAGGGCCGCGAAATGATCGACTTCGACCCCATCGACCACGCCGACGCGCTTTACATCCAACTCAACCGGCAGACCGTGCCAGGCACTGGCGAGCCCACGGCGGCAGAAGCCGCATCAATCGCAAAAATGAACGCAGGAGCACCCACCAATGGACAATAAAGGCCATATTTACACGGAAATAAAAGCCATGGGCGAGGATGGCACCTTTACCGGGATCGCGTCGATGTACGGCACGCCTGATATGGAAGGCGACATCATCGAAAAGGGCGCGTTCACTAAAACCATCCGAGAGAATCCAGAAATTCCGGTACTTTGGCAGCACGACGAGGAGGAAGTCATTGGACTGGGCACGGTGTCCGAAAAGGGCAATAAAATCGAGATCAGCGGAAAGCTGGACCTAGAAGACCCGGTGGCCCAGAACGCCTATCGCAAGATCAAAAACGGGCTGGTAAAGGGCCTGTCTATCGGATTCATGGCTGTCAAAAAGACCTTCGGCGAAGAAAATGGCCAGTTCATTCGTCGCCTGCAGGAAATCAAGCTGATGGAAGTTTCTATCGTCACGTTTCCGGCGATGTCGCAAGCGCAAATCACGAGCGTGAAATCGTCCGACGAAACAGCGCAGCGCTTCAAGGCTCTGGAAGACAAAATCTCCGCACTGGAAGCCGAGAAGGCCGCTCCAGCCGCACCCGCTAAACCCGAGCCGGTCACGGACCACTCGGCGGAATTGGCATTCGCCCGTTTGCGAATGCTACTCAACTAACCGCCGAATCCGGCCCAACCATAAGGACCAATCATGGAACTCACTCAACAGATCGAAGCTCTCACCGGCGCGGTGATGGCAAGCCAGACCAAAATGGCCGAAGAAGTCAAGAATCTTGGAACCACGCTCGCCGAAACCAAGGCCGCGAACTTGCAACTCCGCAACGAACTCGACGGCTTCATCGCCAAACAGGGAGCCTACGGAAGCACCACGAAGGTCAAGGGCCTTGCCGAGCAGTTGCGCGAAAACGAAGAAGTTGCGCGGATCATGAAGAACGGCAAGGGCGCAACCAAGTTCAAGCTCGAAGGAAAGGCCGTTTCCGATATTCTGGAAAGCCGCGCTGGCCTCCAGATGATCCAGAAAAACATCGACTCCAGTACGGTCGGTTTTCCCACCGCTGGCGTCATGCCCATTGAAACCGGCGGATACGTCACGGAGCCGCGGAAGCAGATTCGCATGCGTGACGTGATCCCGTCTCGCTCGATCAACGTAGGGCAGTACAGCTTCCCGAAATACTCCAACGTCGGCACGAAGGCCTCGCCGGTCGCGGAACGTAGCTCGAAGCCGCTGAACATCTTCGATCCGACGATCATCACCGAGCGGGTCAAGACCATCGCCACGTACTTCGACTGCTCCCGCCAGGTGCTCGAAGACTACAACGAACTCCAGGGCATTCTGGAATCGTTGGGCAGCTACAAGGTCAATGCGGAAATGGATAACCAGATTCTCAACGGCTCCAACACGGGCGAGGATTTGGACGGGCTGATTACGCAGGCGACGGCCTACGACACGGCGCTTTTGTCGGCCACCACCGGATACACGCTGTTCGATCAGGTCAACGCCGCCGCGCAGCAGGTCGCCGCCGCCGACGAGTTCCCCGCTACGTTCTTCGTCTGCCATCCGACCGACTGGTACCGGATGACGCGGTTGAAAGACTCCAACAAGATGTATTTGTTGGGCGGTCCTATGATGGGCGCTGGTCCGCGCGACGTGTGGGGCCTCACTCCGGTGCCGACGACGCAAATTGCCACCGGGAAATTTGTGGTTGGTTCGGGTATTTCCCCGGCCATCGAGTTCCGAAACCGCATGGAACTGGAAGTCGCCATCTCGACCGAGGAAGGCAACAACTTCACCAAGAATATGGTGACGATCCGGTTTGAAGCTCGCGGTTTGCTGGCCGTCTACCGGCCCGGAAGCTTCATCTACGGCACGTTCCTCAATTCGCCCGCTCAATCGTAGTTTTCTCCTGTCCCTCCGACTCGGGGCGGCTCCTCCGCCCCATATTTTTGACATGGAACTCATTGCCGTCACAACACTCGCACTTGGCCGGGAAAAATACGAGGAGGGCCAAATTTTCTCTGCCCATCCGCACGTAGCGCGGCAACTACTACGCAACGGCAAAGCGCAAGAGGCCACCTTCACGGCCCCGGTAACGAACGTCGGGCTAGTCTCCTGCATCATGCCGACGCGGGACCGCCGCAAGTGGATTCCGCGAGCGCTGGAGTGCTGGAACGCGCAAACCTATCAACCGCTGCAACTTGTCGTTTTGGACAACGGCGGCGAATCAATCAAAGACCTCATCCCGACCGATCCGCGCATCATCTACACCCGCGCCGGGCATGGAATGAAGCTGGGAATGCTACGGAATCTGGCGTGCCAGCTTGCCACCGGGGAGTTTATCGCCCACTGGGACGATGACGACTGGTACTCGCCGGAACGCATCGAAAAGCAACTGCAAGCCATCGGGCAAGCCGTAATGTGTGCTCCGCTTGGGTGCCACTTTGCCAGCGACTCGAAGGCGTACAAGATCGACGCCGATCCGATGTATGGAATAGGCTCCGGCCTACTGTACCGCCGTGATTATTGGATGCGTTCGCGCTTTGCTCCAGGAGTGCATGAGGGCGAAGATTCGATATTCCTCCAGCAGTGCAAAAACAAGGTACACGTCAACGGATACGGTCTTATGGTGGCATCTGTTCATGATCAGCACACCGCGCAGCGGATACTTCGTACTGAATGCCCGATGTCTGAACTTCCGAAGGGGTATCAATGGCCGTCTGGTTCGTAATCCCAAGCGCCAAGCCAGCGCGTGAGGCGCAAGACTGCATCAACGCATGGCGCAATCAGGGCTATAAGGTGGCCGCCTGGCGTGACACCGAGGCGCAGCCGGTAGAGGCAGACTTCATCACTTACGGGCCGTACCCTGGTTACGCGCAAGCGGTCAACTGCCTCGCTCAAACCGTGCTGGCCTTAGATTTGACCTGCGACTGGGTGGTGACGGGCGGCGACGACGTTTTCCCCGACACCGCGAAGCACCCGGACCAGATCGCGCGAGAGTGCTCTCGCTACTTCGGAAAGTGCGACATCCTCGACCACGGAGACGCGGAAAACCTGTTTGGGACCTACGGCATCATGCAGCCCATCGGCGAAGGCTGGGGCGGCATTGAGCGCATCTGCGGAAGCCCTTGGATGGGGCGCGACTGGTGCGAAAAGGCCAATAAAGGTGCTGGGCCGATGCACCCCGACTACTTCCACATGCACGTCGATGAACACCTGCAAATGGCGGCGCGGGCGCAGGGGTGCCTATGGCAGCGAAAAGATCTAACGCATGTGCATCGCCACTGGTCACGCGAGACGCAGCGCTGCCCGGAGTACTTGCTCAAGGTTAATACCATGAAGCACTGGGACGAATCCAAGGCGCTGTTTAACCGTCACCGTGCAAGCGGATTTGCGGAGAGCTATCCTGCATGAGTTTCGACCACGTTTTGTTTCGCACGATGCCGTACTCAATCGGCGTAGAGATCGGCTCCGACTGGCAGGATAAACCAGAAGGCGATCCAGTATTTGGCCTGTACCGCGACGGCTGCGGATTCTGGACAAAAGGCGAGATCGCGCTGTTGGAGTCCATCGTCAAGCAGTTTGGCGGGCGGTGGCTGGAAATCGGGGCGCATACCGGCTGGTGTACCTACTTCATCTCAAAATGGGCTGAGTTCGTCATATCCATCGAACCGATGTTCTCGCTGCCCGAGTGGTACCAGCGCTTCTACGACAACACCATCGACCACGCGCGGCGGGTGATGCCATGGGCGGGCCGGTCTGACGAGTACCTGAAGGTATGGGACGGCGCGGGCGGGCGCACCTTCGACGGCTGTGTGATCGACGGCGACCACTGCGATGTAAACCCACTCAATGACGCCATTGGGTGTTTCGCCAGGTTGAACGAGCGCGGCGTGATCCTGCTTCACGACTTTCGCGGGCCTGATATCTGGGACGCCGGAAAGTATCTGGCCGATCAGGGCCTGCAATGGCGCGTCTATCCCAGCGTCCACATGATTTTCATTGCATGGCGCGGAGACTTCACGCCGCCGCCCGATATTCAGGAGGGCACACGCAACTGGGCCGAAAACTACGGCCTGCCGGATTGGGCGAAATGACCAAACACTTGATCACCTTTGGGGGCGCGGCCTACGACGAATTGACGGCACGGGTAATGCGTGATGCGCCCGTCCTTGGCGTCGATCAGATCCACGTCTATGATGACAAGTGGCTCACCGAGCAACCATTTTTCGCAACGCCTGAGTTTCAGTACCTGTACACGCACCGCGGCGTGGGCAACCCCTACGGACGCCGCGGTTTCGGCTGGTTCGCGTGGAAGCCGTTTATTCTGCGTCACGCGCTCGACACCTACTGTGCTGACGGCGACATCGTTCTGTTTATCGACGCCGACACGTACCCGATTGCCGACCTCGCCGTGTTGTACAACGAGTGCGCACGCATCGGCGGAATTATGGCCTTCGCCGCGACCGCCGGGCCGGTACCGTTCCGCAACCGCGAATTTAATAAACGCGATTGCATGATTCAGATGGGGCAGGACGAGGAGAAGTACCTCGAAGCCTCCACCGCCGTCGCCCGGTTCATGCTGTTTCAAAAGGGCATTCCGCTCGTAGATACATTTTTAGCCGAGTGGCAGTATTATTGCCTCGATCCGGTCTGCCAGACCTTCGAGCCGTCGACCATGGGGCCAGAGTATCCCGGCTTCCGTGAGCACCGCGTCGAACAAGCCATCTATACCAATCTTTGCCACCGGTACGGCCTGAAGTTGTACCGCGAGGCGTGCTCGTTCGGCAACGATCACCAGCAGGACTGGGACCTGTACCCGCAACTTTTCGTCCAACGAGATCCAATGAGGCCGAAAAGCCTGGCAGGGAGCATATTCCGCAATGTCGTTTAGCCAGAATGACGAAGAGCGCTACATCGTTCAATGGACGCCGGAACACGGGCGGCTATTGGACATTGGCGCATGGTGGCCAACGAATCTTTCCAACTCGCGGGCACTGATCGAAAAGGGCTGGGACGCGGTGCTGGTGGAGCCGTCGCCGGGGCCGATGCGCGTGCTGCTGGAAGAGTACGGGCAAAACGATCAAATCGCGCTACTGCAAGCGGCGGTGACTGCAAGCGGGCGGCGGATTACGATGCAGATAACGGACTACCCTGTCTCAACTTCCGACCATGCAGTGTATTCGCTGTGGAAAGAGGATCCTAATACAAAATACCTTGGGAATCTCATAGTCCCGTCGATGACCATTTCCGACATTCTCGATTGGGCCGGGCGGTTCCAGTTCATCGACATCGACGCGGAGGGGCAGTCGGTGGAGATCGCCATGCAACTCCTCGAACAGCCGGAATGTATGCTCCCGCAATGCTTCTGCGTCGAATACGACGGCATGGCCGCGCAGGTTGAAGCGGCGGCACGCGGGCGCGGGTACGTCAACTTCCATCTCACAGCGGAGAACCTAATTGCGGCTCGTTAATATCCAACCCGTGCGAAACGAAGCGTGGTGCTTGGGCCTCACAGCCCGCGCCTTGCTTCGCTGGTGCGATGACGCCGTATTCCTACTCCACGCCTGTACCGATGCGTCTGAAGCGATCCTAGAGCAAGTGGCAGACGAGCATCCGGGGCGGGTACACGTCATCCACGAATCGGAAACGATCTGGCGTGAAATGCACCACCGGCAGCGCCTGCTGGAATACGCCCGCTGCCTCGACGCCACGCATATCGCGGTGGTGGACGCCGACGAGATCATCGCGGGCGACACGGTAGTGGCTATGCGGGATCACGTTGCGCTGTTGGGGCCGAAGCGATTCGCCGCAATCAAGTTCCGCAACATCATCGACGGGCTGAATCAGTACAGGGGCGAGCAAGGTCCTTGGGGCACTGACGCCGGGACCATCGTGGCATTTGGCGATCACGGGCACCTTTGCTGGGAAGCCCGCAACGGGTACGACCATCACCAGCGCAGCCCGTATGGGGCAAGCCAGTCGTCGTACATCCAGGGCGGGGGGCTACTCCATCTCCAATTTGCCAGCCGGCGCCGCCTTATCGCCAAGCATGCGCTCTACAAAGCATCCGAGCGCGTCAAGTATCCACAGAAATCCATTCGCGATATCGACTCCCTCTACAACATGGCACCGTCGCTATCGGGCATCACGCGCAAGCCCACGCCGGATGAATGGTGGGCTCCGTATGCGGATCTGATGCACCACTGCGACATCGACGCGGAGCCATGGCAGGAACAGGCCACACGGGATTTAGTAGCGGAGTACGGCGCGGCAAACTTTGCAGCACTTGACCTATTTGGGGTGGCACTATGAGCACAATCTTAAAACTCACCATCACGTCGCCCGTCCAAGCGTTTTCGGAGCCGGTCACGCTATCCGAGATCAAAGCGGCGCTGGGCATCCCCGACATCGACAACTCCCGCGACGTGCTGTTGGACGCCTACGCGCCCGCCGCCCGCGAAGTTGCCGAAGTCTGCCAGCAGCGCGATCTGGTGGCGAAGCAGTGGGACATGTACTTTTCGTATTTTCCATGCAACTGGCATCCGATCAATTTGCGCGACAACGTTACAAGCATAGAAACTTTTCGCTACCGGAATAGCGCCGGGACGTATACAACAATGGTGGCCGGTACGGATTACCAGTTTGATTCAGCGCTGTCCGTGCTTACGCCGATCAGCAACGGCATATGGCCCACGGCTGATCTTTGGCCGTCTTCGGCTATCGAGATTCAGTTTACGGTCACTCCGCCCGCGATTCCGGCACGGCTCAAACGCGGCATACTGGCGCTGATATCGCTGTGGGATTCCAACCAAGTACCCTCCGAGTTGGGCGCGTCGGCGGTGCAGAACTACCCGTTCATGCTGTCCTTACTTGAAATCGGGCGTCGGGAGATCGTGTGATCAACCGCCAGCGCCACAAGGGCAACCAGGGCCGATTCACGCAACTCCTCACGATCACCGCAGATAGCGGGGCGCGAGGCGCGGGAGGAGACTGGCAGGCAGCATGGGGCGGGACAACGGCGGACGTGCGCGGGATGTGGCGGCGTACCTCGTACACCGAGACGGCTATGGAAGGCGGGCGGTACTCGCGGGCGGCTGGCGTCTGGGAAATCCCGTTTATCCCGTCGCTGGCCGAGGATTTCCGTATTAGTTACACTGACCGCAGCGGAACCACCCGCTACCAGCGCATCGTCGGCATTGACGACCCGGAGAAGCGGGGCCGCGAATTGCACTTGTACGTAGTCGAAGATGAAGGGGCGCAGACGTGAGAGTACAAGAAGCTATTGTTCGCCAACTCCAACAGACAAGCGCCGCGACGTATGCGCTGGCCTCCACTCGCATCTACTGGAACCTGCTGCCCAAGAATCCGTCGTTCCCATTTGTCCGCGTCACCAAGACCGCCAAACGGTCGATAATCGAGGGATTGACGTTTGCCTCCGAGCCGAGCATCACAGAAGTTCAGATAGGATGCTTTGCAAAGACGCAGGAGGGCGCGGCGGACCTTGCAGACGCTGTTGCAGCCGACCTCTCAACCTACGGCACGGTATGGCAAGCGCTGCCGCTCACCAGTCCGGTCACCAGCGGCTCCCTCACCGCCAAGATCGAGCCAACTGGCGAAGAAGACCTCATCTCTGACGACCTGTTGGAGCTGGGCGTGGCTGGCGAAGCACGCACCTTTTCAGTTCATACGCGCTAATCCCGCGACACACTCAACCTCAATAGCTACCGCCCAGACGGCGGAAAGGAAAACTGCATGGCACAAGCATACAGCGCCGCCGGGTCATTGCTCCAATTTGGTAGCTCAAGCCCGGTCACATACGCCACCATTCCCTATGTTCAGGGATACACCTACGGGGGCTCCGAGCGGCCACGAATCGATGTTACGCCGATCTCGGCCAGCGCCTACGAGTTCATTGCCGACATCCCCGGCGAGCAAAGCATTAGTTGGGACATGGCCGTTGACCCGGACGACGCGCAGCACACCGCGCTTCTGGCGGCGTACAACAACCAGACGCTCCTATACTTCCGTGATCGCCACGACAACACCGGGGCCTGCGACGAGTTCTTCACCGGGTACGTTACTCAGTGGAATCGCGGCGCTGCGAAGGGCTCCGCTCGCATGGTATCCGTCGTCGTCACGATCAACGGCGCAGTCAACACTGTACCGTAAACCATTATGACCAATCCCATCAACCCGCCAATCGAAATCGGTTGGCGGGGGCAACTGTACTACTGCGATCTTTCCCTTGGCCAACTCGCGCTGGTTGAGGGGGAGGTAGGGGTAGCCATCGTATACCCTGCCGAGGTAATGCTCTGGCAAAAGCCGGAAGCATACCAGCGCGGCGTGCTCCTGTTCGCCATGCTTCAATCGCACTCCATCAAAGGACTCACGCTGGCCGATTGCATGGGCGCGGTGGTGGGCGATCAGCGAGAGTATTTTCTTGCCAAGCTCCAGAAGGCAACCGACCGTCTCAAGCCGCAATTGCAGACACTTTGGGGCATCACGGAAGAGGCACCAAAAGACAAATCCCCTTTGGAAGGGACGCCTGGTGGACAGAACTCTGGGCCGGTGCAAGAATCCATCTCAGAATCGCCGAATCCGAGTTCTGGAGCCTGACACCGGGCCAACTGATAGACCTGTCGATCACGAAAGCGAAGGCAAATGGCGCAACCGAGGAACGTACTCACACGCGCGGGCCGTTGGCGCGCTGAGGTCACAGGGCTGAAAGAAGTACAGTCTAGCTTTGGCGAACTCACAGCGCTACTACTGGCCGAGGGCCGCGTGGATAAGTACCAGCGCGGCCTAGCCATCGTAAAGGATGGGTTTGCACGGGCTTCAACTCTACTTCGGGATGCGGCGCGGACTGCGCTGGGTGGTAAATCTCAGCGCGTCAACGCGGCGACGTTTGCATTTTACGACCTCGACGCGGGGCGCACGAGGGCGAAGAAACGATCTTCTCTCGTCGGCGTGCGGACGGGTGCTCCGCCGCGATTAGACAAGAGCATATACCGTACCTGGGGCGTCGGCTCTAAGCGGAAGAATGGCTCAACTGCAACCCACGGCCTCGGCATTTCGCTGGGTCGTATTTTTGAATCGGGTACCAGATTCCAGCGTGGCACCAAGTTCTTCTCGTCCGCTGTCCGTGGTGCCAAATCTGGCGCAATTACTACGCTCGTAAACGCCTACAAGGACGCAATAAAACTCTTCAATGGCTAGTTTAATCGTCAAAATAACCGGAGACGCCAGCGGCTTCAAAAGCACCATTGACAGCGCTGGCCGTTCACTCGACTCGCTGGCGGTTAAAGTCGAAAAGGTGAGCGGGGCTATCAGCACGCTCGGGGCTACTATGTCGGTAAGCCTCACGGCTCCGATTCTCGCAATGGGGACGGTAGCGCTAAAGGCATCGGCTGATATGGACTCGCTCCAGCGTGCTTTGGTGACTACGACAGGAAGCGCGGCTGAAGCGGAAAAACAATTTGCGCGGCTCCAGGAAATCGCCAAACTACCTGCTATCGGATTAGAGGAAGCGGTTCGTGGCTCTATCCGGCTACAAAACTACGGGCTGTCGGCAGAGTTGGCCGAAAAGGCTCTTAAAGGGTTTTCCAACGCAGTGGGCGCGTCCGGTGGCTCGTCGGACGACACAAACGAATCGCTGCGCCAATTAGGGCAAACATTCGGACGCCAAAAAGTTACGATGGATAATCTGCGGATCATCCTGGAGCGTGTGCCACAGGCAGCAAAGATAATCCGCGAAGAATTTGGGTCAGAAGCGCTGGCCGACCCTGCAAAGGCGCTGGAAAAACTTGGCGTAAACTCAGAAAAGTTTGTCACGGTGCTGATAAACCGATTGGCGGAAGCACCCAAGGTGACCGCTGGGCTGAAAACAGAGTTTGAGAATTTAGGGCAAGATGCGGCGAAAGCAGCCGCTCGGATCGGCGACCAACTTGCTCCCGCTATCAGGGATCTCATGTCGGTCATGAGCGAAGCTCTCAAGAAGACCGTAGACCTTGCTGATGGGTTTGCGAAAATGCCAAAGCCTTTGCAGGACACTATCTTGGCGATGGGAGGGCTGGCCGTAACTCTTCCTCTAGTTGCTGTAGCTTTTGGGACGGTAATCACCAATATCGGCGTGATTTCCACCGCTGCCGGAACGATCACGACTGCCGTTGCTGGCTTTGCTACCACCATTGGGACATACGGCATAGCGACATCTGCCGCGATTGGTGTCATGGCTGGAGCTTGGATCGCCGCCGCCGCTGTTGCCGTTTATTCTGTCGGCACGCTGGTCAGTGCGATGTACGAGCTATACGCGGCAAATACGAAGCTCGACACATCGACAAATAGTCTCTCTTTTTCGGTGGAAAAACTTTTATCCAGCGTGCGGAAGCAGCATCCAGAAGTAGGGGCGCTGGAACTTCGATATCGAGCTGGATCTCTTTCTGCCGATGAGTTTTCAACGGAATTGTTGCGGCTGGCGTCTGGCATGGAGTCAACGACAATTCAGACTCCAAAAGCCGCTCGCACGATCAAGGATTTTGGCGACCAGTTGAATGCCACCAATAAGATCGTAGTCGATTCCGTAGCTGGTCTAGACGCACGCGGCAACCTCTCGAAAACGTCGCTGGTGTATATCGAAATGCTGGAGCGCACGAAAGCTGGCGTGAGCAAGCTCAAAGATGCCATATACGACTATTTGACGGCTGGATCAATTTACGGAAAGCAAATCGAAACTCACGTAGTTACGCTTGACGCCTCTGGCCTAGCCGCTAGAGAATACGCGGCGCGGCTTGGCGACGTGCGGCGTGAACTGGAAAATATGCCCGCCGCTAAGGTGCAAGACATCACCGTCAACCAGCGGCGCGGAACGGTAGTTGAGGCTACCGACATTTTGGGCAGCATGGGCGGCAAGTCTTCGCAGGCGGCGCAACAGGAAATCTCCGATCTAGAAGCCAAGCTGGCGCGGATTAAAGAACTGAACCAACAAGACAAGGCAAGCGGAGACGACGTTATTCAGGTGCAGGAAAAGCTGCGCAAGGCCATGGAGGAATCCGGCAACGCTGGAGTCAAAAACGCAAAACGAACTGGCGAAGCCTGGAAGCAAGTGTCCACTATCGCCACCGACTTATCGCGGGGCATCGCCAACGCGGGCGTAGGGCTGCTGTTTAGCAAGGGCGCACAGGTGGACGTTCAAAAGTACAAGGATGAAATCTCCGCGCTGGAAGCCGAGCAACAGAAGCTGCTCGTCTCGCAATCCAAGGGAAACGACGTAACAAAGCAACTGGCAGCAAACTCCGCGAAGCTGGCCGATGTCAATAAGCGCATGGCCGATGAGGTGAAGAAAGCCTCATTCTCATTTAGGGCGCTCGAAGCAGGGAAATCCATCGTGGAAGACCTCGCCAAGTCGATCACCCGTGTGCTCATCGAAGGCGCGTTGAAGTCGCTGGCGAAAAACTTGCTGGGCGTCGGCACCACCGCGACGGGCGTATTTGGCGGCATCTCCAGCCAGATAAGCGGCGTATTTGGAGGCGGTTCGAGTGGCGGAACGTCTACGATATTCTCAGCGGCAAGTTCGGCGGGCGGGGCAGGGGCTTCGGCGGGTGGAGGCATTGCATCGGCGGCCGGAAGTGCCGGAGGGGCTATTGCATCTGGTGGGATTACTGCTGTAGTCGGTGCCGTGGCCGGTGTTGTTAGCGCTGTTTCTTCCGTGGTGGCTAATTTCCAATTCGCTCATATGAACACGGCGCTGGGACGCATCGAGGAATCCACTCGCTACGTCAAGATTTGGACGGGCGAGCAATCGCAGAGCCTGCTGTGGTGTGCGCAAAAGTCCACCGAGTACCTCGGCTACGCCGTGAAATCGCTGGATCAAATCGGACTCCTCAACTCGCAGATGCTGGGCATGATGCAGGCAGGCGGCGGGGCTGGTGGCACGACCATTAACATGGCCGGGGCCTACCTGCTGACCGATGCGGCGCTGGATGATTTCATCGAACGATTTTCGCGACGGTTGAAAACACAGGGCCTCTAATGGGCATATCCGTACTCATACAATCAACCCTTCGCAACGACTTGACGGGGCGAGATGGCGTCAGCATCACGAAGGCGCTTCGGACCATCCCTACTGCCAGTATTCGAACAACTGATAAGACCGGGGCATTCCTCCCCGCTGTCGGTAATCTGGTGGAGATCCAAGACGACCTCAACGGGCCAACGGTGACGCTGTTCGGCGGGTCCATTAACGAGGTGGAGCGCATCCGGCGGCGCAAGAATCTTGCGCACCTGGAGACGAACTGCTCCTGCGTCGGCAAGGCTGATCGGCTGGAGCGGCGGCTTGCTGGCTCCTACGAGTACACCGGGAAGACCGGGGGTTACATCCTCGGCCAGATGGTGGCCAACAGCCTATCCGGTGACATCACCATTGCGTCTCCGTCAGGTATCGCGGCTGGGCCGGTAGTCGATACGATGGTGTGGGATTATCCGACATGTAAAGAGGCGGCGGACTCCGTTTGCGCTCTCACCGGCTATGAATACTACATCACGCCCGAGGGGACATTTTCCTATTTCCTGACATCCACAAATACCTGCCCGGTGTCGATCACGGACGGATCAAACGTCGCTAAAATCACGACACGCGAGACGCGCGAGGACTTTTGCAACCGCGTCACGATCAAGGTATCGAACGCGCTGAAAGATCCCGACACCGAGAACTTCACTGGCGACGGCGTGGCCACCAGCTTCAACGTGGCATTCCCGATCACGCAGCAGCCAGACATTTTCATAGGCTCTCCGGCGGTGGCGCAGACGGTCGGCATCATCGACGTAGACACGGGCAAAGACTGGTACTGGCAGGAAGGCTCTACGGAGATCCGCCAGGACAGCGGCGCTACGGTCATCAGCGCGGGCGTGTCTATCATGGTCACTTACGTGGGCACCGAAAGCATTCTCATTGCGTCGTCCAACGTCACCAGCATCAGCGACCGGGCCACGGCTGAGGGAAACAGCGGGATCTATCACAAGCTCCTCGCGCTCGACACCAAGCTGACGCGGGCAAACGCTCAGGCCGTCGCGGATGCGTACGTGGACCGATACTCGGAACTGTCCGTGGTCATGGTGTTCGAGACGGACACGTTACTAGAGCCGGATTCGATCAGTATTGAACCAGGCCAGACGCTCACGGTGTCCCTCGCCGGCTACCAGTGCGCGGGTACTTACTTAGTCCGCGCCGTTACGCTGCAATCACGCTTATACGATCAGCACCAAGCACGCTGGACGGTGCGCGTGGAGGCCGTCAGCGGGCCTGTGCTGCGGAACTACGTTGACGTGTTCCGCAATTTGACTGGGGGCGGCGGTAACGCAAGCGGGTCTATCGCTTCGGCGACGGGCGGTGCTGGCACCTACGTCTACGAGCCAGCCAAGCTCACGGCCAACACGACGATCACCGCTCCGGTACCGGCAACCAAGGGAGCGACGATGGTGGTGTTTATCAAGCAAGGCACGACGCACTACACGATCTCGTTCGACGCCACGCAGTTCTCGCAAAGCGTCAACACCAACATACCAGCGACGGAAAACATGGAAATCGCGTTTCCTTTCGTGGGCCGGGCTGACGGCCTGTGGTGGCCAATGTCATTTGCGCGGGTGATTGAATAATGAAAGCACTCATCTATATTCTTGCTGCTGCCGCACTCTTCGGGCAGGCGCAGACGCCATTGACCGTCTACCAGTCCTCAGGCTCTGCTACGGGCGCAATTAGGCTACAAGAGAGGCGCACCAACGGAACCGATTACGTTGGTCTAAAAGGTCCAGACTCTATCGCCACGTCGTTTAATCTCACACTTCCGTCCGCCGATGGAACCGTGGCTGGCCTTGCGCTTCAAACCGACGCCGCTGGAGCACTGTCATTCCGCGAGGGGCTGACATCACTCACATCCACCGCCAGCTTTCACGAATCGTTTACGCTACGCAACACCAACGGGGTCATTGGTGACGCGCCAGCTATTTATTGGCGACAGACGACCACCGCAGGGGCAGGTACCGCGACAGGGGATATTTCCGTCGATACCATCAGCCTAGGAAGCGGAACTCATACCAGCGGCATGACGTTTAGGGTGGCTAAAGCTGGCACTGTCACGGAGTTTTTGCGACTCAACGGCAGTACAGGGTTTGTCGAAATGGATAACGGATACCTAGAAGTTGGCGGCGGATCAGAGCCGTACACTAAGGTACACTTCTCCGACTACGCGCAAGTGGCACTGGGCAAAGAAATGGTAGTCGATGTTTGGCAAGGCACGCCCACTAGCGATAGCGGCGCCGGTAAATTCGAGATGCGCAGGATCTCCGGCGCAGGTACTATTGCAGGGGGAAACAGGACCGACGTGAGAGCGTTAGAGACGCACACTACCTGCGAGTACGGAACAGGCTACTGCTGGGCGCAGGAGGTGCGAATCGGCAGCGCGATTTCGCCAGTTACGCAAACAATCCAAAACGTCGGAGTCATGATCGAAAGCAAGTCTGCTGGGTGGATCACATCGCCAAATTGCAACGGCAGCGGAGCGGTTGGATGCCAAAACAATATGGGCGTGGTGGTGCTGGGCGTTGATGGTTGGGAGTGGCCATACGCCTACCTGGACACAGCTAATCGGGTTGATTGGTTTGTGGACGACGTAGGCAGGACGAATACGAGAGGGCTTCGTTTCTTGGATGTCGGCGGCGTAAGCGGCTACTCAATTTATTGGGAAGCGCAAGCGGTAGCCACGACGAACGATTCATCGTGGGTGCTGAAAGACAACGGCGGGTCTAACGTATTGGCGATTTACCGGAAAATTTCTGGTGTGGCCGACGCTAATGCCTATTGGGGTGTCAGCCTTAATCCGGCTACGAATCTTGGCGCATCGCTTGGAAACTCGTCGCTGTACTGGAATAACGTCTACGGCCTCAACTTCACCACCGGGCCAATTGTTCCGACTGCCGCAAACACCTATTCTATTGGTGCCAATTCAAACCGCTATCTTCGGGTTTTCACTGGTGGCGTGACGACCGCGGGAGCGTCGTTCTGGGAGAGCGGGTCCGACTTCACTATGCGGACTGGTTCCACCATGACATTGGAGTTCGGGACGCCTGGAGCTGGCAAGGTCCTTACTTCCGACGCCGCTGGCGTGGCGACATGGCAAGTATCTGGTTCCTCACAGTGGACAAGGACCGGAAGCGACATCTATTACAACACGGGATCGGTCTGGGTCGGCCACACGGCCAACAACATCAGCGCGAAGTTGGAAATCGAAAACTCCGCCTCCGTCAACCTCCTGCAACTCAAATACACCGGGGCCGTCGCTACCAACAGCGGCGGCGGCATCAGCGCTCACCAGGGCAGCGCGCCGACGGCGGCGGACCAGCGCCTTGGCTTTATGGTATTCGGCGCGGAAATCAGCGGCACGCAGTACAACCGAGCGGCCATCATGGCGTTTTCCGGACAGACGTGGACCGTCGGCGCTGCGGAGGGAGAGTACCTGCAATTCCTGACCACTTCCAACGGCAGCACGACGCGGACAGCTCGGCATCGCATTGACTCGAACGGCGACTGGCTGCCGGAATCAAATAACGCCTACGCCTACGGCTCCACCTCCCTTCGCCCGTCGAAAGTATGGACCACGGCGCTCGACGCCAGCGGGGTGGTCAATTTTTCCGGCAGCACAATCACTGCGTCATCCACGTTTTCTAGCGACCTCATTGCCACCACCGGGAGCACTTACGCCCTCGGCTCATCCTCGAAGCGCTGGCTGCTGTATGCCTCAACTGCGAATATCTCCAGCACGTTGACGCTGGGCGGCTCCATCACGGGCGACATTGCATGGTCGGCTGGCAGCACCTACAACGTCGGCTCATCCGGGACTAAAACGCTGGGAGTTTACGCTAACTACGTGGACGTTTACACGACGCTCACCATGCACATCGGCAGCGGTATCGTCGCACAGGGCGGAGCATCAGGAACGTCCGTAACCCTTACTTGTGGAGCCGGGCAGGCGGTCAAAAATCTTACCGTGGATAACGGTATTGTCACAGGGGCTAGTTGTGGAGCTCCGTAACGGTGGGCACATGCTAGATAATGGGGTCATGCGTACTATCGCACTACTTGCAGGCCTGGCCGGGCTTGCGGCGGCTGAAACGCCGATTAAACCGGCCCTGAATAACGCGGAGAAAATCGCCATCCGCGCCGTAGTTGGCGAGTCTAAACTGCTCACCGACCAGCAAAACGAACTGAAGAAAAGCTACGAGGCCATCATCGCCGACGCTTGCACGCGGGTGTTTTCTATACCCGTCTGCAAGCTGAACGACGACGGATCGCTGTCGAAGATTGAGCCGCCGAAACCGGAGGCGAAGAAGTGACGCGGCCACGCTGGGCCATCCGCGCCGATTGGGGCATCCTTATCATTTGCCTGATTGCGGCGTGTGCTGTGGCGCGGGCGGAGTCTATTTGCGGTGCCCGTATTGAGACACCGCAAACCGATATGATCCGCGTCGGCTGCATCGACTTCGACGCGCTGCGTGCCGTGGCTCCCGAGGTACCATGGCCTCTCGGCAAGGTGACGCAGGTGTTGGTCCACGCCAAGACTGGCGATGCCGTGCGCGTGACGGTGGATGGCGTCACGAAGTGGGCCGACCTGTTCCGCGACCCCTACGGGCAGTTAGCCGCGCTTGTGCAGTTCGACGGGGCCGAGCATACCTCAGTTGATGTCAAGGTCTACATAGCCGTAGACTAACCGCAAAACAGCACCAGAAAGAAAACACAAATGAGCATTTACGCTGCCCTTAACCGGGCCGAAAATATATCCATTGCCGACGCCTCCGCGCTGCTTGGCAAGCTCGCCGCACTCGGCCTATACTACGGACCCATCCACGTCAACGAATCGTCTGGCGGGCCTGCAAACGCAAACATCATCCCTTTGGACGAGGTGGGCGATAAGCTCGAGCTGATGTGTCTTGTCGCCTTCGCCGCTGGGATGTGGCATAACCTCGCGCTTCTCAAGTTGACGTTCGGCGCGGGCGGCATAGAAGGGTTCAAGCGCGTGTACAATGACCTGTACGTTGGCGCGGACTACAACGCTGCTATCCTGAACATCCCCGGCGTCAGCGCGGCCATCGACAAGTACATCAAGAAGGCGACGGCCTGACATGGGCATCGGCTCATTCTTCGGGAAGTTATTCGGCGTGGCGCAGACCGTCGCGCCGCTCGTCGGGCTATTCTTCCCCGCGTTTGCGCCGCTCATCAACGTGAGCCTGCGGGCCATCGTGGCGGCAGAAGGACGGTTCACGGCGGCAAAGTCTGGGGCCGATAAGGCGGCGTGGGCGGCGGACGTTGTGGCGGTCAACGCGCCAGACATGATCGCGGCTATCGAGACGGCGACGGGCAAGCAGCTTGCCGACGAGGCGCTGCTGCAAGACGCGCTGAGAGACATCAATAACGGGTTAGTGAAGGCAATGAACGCCTTTAAGATCCTGCCGAAGAAGGACGCATGACGACGCGGAGGCACACCCAGAAGGACCGTTTCCGGGTGATCCTCCGCGATCTACTGGCCGCGCTGGTGATCGGCGGCGGTCTGTGGCTACTGCTGTTTAGCCAAGGAGAGATGAAATAATGCCCGAGCGGTATCATAACCTGAGGGCCTACTTGGCCATACTGCCCGGTCTTTTGGCTGGGCTGATAGCGGGGCTTAACCCATTGGTTTGGGGACTTTTTTACCTTCAACTTATCGACATTGCCAGCGGGCTCATGCACGCAAAGGGCTCATGGTCTAGCGCATTCGCAGCGGCGGGGATGCAAAAAAAGGTCATGATGTGGTTTTACGTGCTGACCGGGCACTTGCTCAAGACCATATCTCCGTTCCCGATTGATTTCCCTGTGGACGCGATGATTGCCGGGTACTACTGCGTAATCGAGGTTATCTCGATCATGGAAAACGGATCGAAACTCGGGCTAGACGCGCCTGGGCCGCTCAAGAAGATCGTGGCTATATTCACGAAAATCACCGTTCAGGAAGGCGACACGACCACTACGACCATGCAGCAGACCGTAAAAGTAGAAACAGAGGTAAAACAGTGATCAACAAACCAATCCGCAATTTGGCCAGAATAGCGCTTTGCCTTGCCTCCTGCGTTGGGCTGTTCGCTCAATCCACGGCCATATCTGACACGCTCACAAACAGCGTGGGCGGATCGTCGTACACCGGGCGCATCGTCGTGACGCTCAACTCGCCAAGCTCCGCGCAGCCGCTTTACTACTCCACCACTTCGCTTTCGGGCTGGCAGTACACGCTCTGCATTGGCGTCACCGGCTCCGACTGTTCCACTACGACGGCGGCTGGGACCGTGACAATATCGCTCTACGCCAACAGCACCATCACGCCGGCGGGCAGCAGCTATTCCGCCCGCTACTCGCCCGCCAAGGGATCGCCGTGGGTGGAGACGTGGGTAGTCACTCCTAGCACGACGAAGCTGTATCAGGTGCGCTCCACGACAGTCCCAACACCTACCACGATGTTTTCCGTGAGGCAGATCACCGGCATCCTCCCCATTGCCAACGGCGGAACGGGCGTCGTGGCTTTGTTCGCCGCCAATGCGCAGACGACGACGTATCAGGTACTCGCCGCCGATTTCGCCGCGTGTAAAACAATCACGGTGGCCAGCGGCACGTTCACGATCACCCTGGTAGCCTCTGGCACGCAGCCGACAACCGGCCAGTGCATCACAGTCTTGAACTACGGAACCGGCGTGGTTACGCTGGCAAGATCCGGCCAGAACATCAACGGCGCGGCGGCAAACCTGACCGGCACCGCTGGCAGCGCGACGGCTCCGACCGGGTGGCGGGTGTACAGCGACGGGACGAATTATTTCGCGGAAGTCATCACGGCTGGGGCTGGCAGCGGCGCAACATCCATCTCTGGCCTCACTGACCTCCAGGTGACGCGGACAAGCTCGACTCTCCTAGGCATCGCCGCTGGCAAAGGGCGCATCGGTGAGGTAGTAACAGCATACAGCGCGGCCACGGCTACGTTGTCGGGTGCCGTGGCGTCTTCTACGGCGTATGTCTACATCGACGCGGCGGGCGTGCTCACGGTGGGCCACAACGGCGCGGCTACGGTGACGTGCTCTGGCTGCACCACAGCCACCAGCATCAGCGCGTTCCCGACGGGATCACAGCCTTTGGCAACGGCGACATACACTTCAACCGCTTGGGACGTCTCCGGCATCACCGACAAGCGGGCGATTACGTCGCGCACCGTGTTGGCTGCAGGGATTGGTGTCGGGATCACGACCGGTGCGGCTGGGGTGCAGACCATCGCCGCCTCCGGGCTATCCGGCCTCACGACGGTCGGCGCGGTGCCGTATGTGTCGGCGACGGGGGTGTTGAATCAGGATGCGGCGACGTTCTTTTGGGACTCGACCAACAAGCGGCTGGGGGTGGGGACGGCGAGTCCGATTAATGTGGTTGATATTAACACCACTGCTACTTTTTTGCCCTACCCATTTGCGATCAGAACCTCCTGGAACTCTACCTATTTAGGTCTATCAACGTTCAATGGGAACGCGAGTTATATTGATAGCTCAGGAATGCCTCTTAACTTGCGAACAGTTGGCGGAGGGCAGCAGATTGCCTTTTTCCCTAATTATACGGAAGCTGGCCGGTTTGCTTACTCTGGCAACTTCCTCATTGGCGGCACCACCGACGGCAACTACCGCCTCGACGTGCAAAAGTCCGGCTCCTCTGGAACCCTCCGCGTCTACGATCAGACGGCGACGACGGGGGTAACTACCCTTGTCGCCAGAGCGGGGGCTGGGCAATCCACAAATGATGTATTCGCGATCCAAGACAATACATCAGCCGTTAAATTCCACATCCGAGGCGATGGCATAGTCGACGTTGGCGGCATTGGTGCTGTCGTGTATCTGCCGGATGCGTATGTGAACGGAACGCTACTGCGAATGAGTTCGACTTCATATATCGGATTCTCTTCTGGCAGTGGATTGGGGACAAGTATGGACACCGCGCTGTATCGCAACGCCGCTGGCGTCCTGGAAATCAACAACGGCACGGCTGGCACGTATCAGGATCTGAAAATACGATCATTGATCGGCGGCGGCACGATCCCGACGATCTCCAGCGGCACGATGGGCACAGGCAGCACGAACATCGCCGGGTTCTTTACCTCCACGACCACAGGCGCGTATACCCCGGTGCTCACGTTTATCGGCACAACTGCACCGACCGGGTGGGCTTGCTCTGTCAGCAACAACACCACCGCCAATCTGATTCGCCAATCCGCAAAATCTCCGACAACGGCTACCTTTTCCGGCACGACAGTGACCGGAGACGTAATCACCTACGTTTGCCACGCATATTAAAGGAACCCCATGAAACTCATCATCGCTTTACTCATTGGTTGGACCCCCTCAGACCCCCGCTAGACACTCGCTATATCATCCGCTATATCATCCGCTTTCAAGCCCCCTCTGCCCTCACGGGTAGTAGGGGGCTTTCTCAGTTTATAGCGCAAAGTACAAAGCGAAATATAGTCGATTTGCCTATTGCAAACTGTCTGCGAAGCGGATAATCTAAATCCGTGAGCAACACAGACACAACACAGACGGAGCGTAGGAAGCCAGTGCAAATCACGCTGCTTCCGTCTATACACGCTCAGATCATCGACAAGGCCAAAGAGCAAGGCACGCACCCAGGACGACTGGTGGAGTGGGCTTGGGTGCTGGCCATGAAACGCAAATTTTGCAAGTAATCTAGGGTTTGTCCCGGCCCGGCGTGGCAGGGTTGGGCGGGGCCCGGCATGGCGAGGCGAGGCGCGGCACGGCAGGTCAAGGTAAGGAAGAACGAATAATGACACATCAACACCCAGAGTGGAAGCGGCTATACGCCGAAGCTGGCGAACTGATCGCTGGTGGGAAGACCGAATTTTCATACGACGAACTGACAGCGATTTCAGGGATAGACGTTCGCACTCCAAAAGGGCGCGGGCAGTTCATACGCTTTCAACGGGAGTGCCTAACCAAGCTCTCTCTATGGCTTGAGAACGAGCGCGGAAAAGGGTACCGGGTGATTAAAGCGTGCGAGCACGTCAACTCTGCGGCGCAACGGGTAAATCGTGCGCGGCGCATGACGGGCCGGGCGCTGGCCATCGCAACTAATACGCGATTCGACCAGTTGAACGACGCGGAAAAGTCGGCAGCGTTAAGCGCACAGGCGGCAATCGGGACGTTGTATCTGGCGTCAAAGGAAGCGGTGCAAGCGACACGCCGAATCGCTGGCGCAGTTGAGCATCCGAAATTAGCCGCTGTGGTAAGCGCGGTGATAGTTTGAGTGCACGGCGTGGCAAGGCGGGGCATGGCGCGGCATGGCGAGGCGAGGCGTGGCAGGGCAAGGCGAGGCGGGGCAGGTCAAGGTAAGGGCATTTTAAGGAGAAAACATGATAAGAACAGCGAAAGTAACGATAAGGGGGGTAACTCCTCTTTCCATGAGCAAGGCGCTCACGAGCGAAAAAACCGCTAAGGAGCAACACGGCGAGTTTGAAAAACGGACATGGCGAGAACGGGCTCACGTCGGGCCGGATGGCATTTGCTTTATGCCGGCCATGGCGTTCAAAAATTCGCTCACTGAGGCGGCGAAGTACCTGAGCATGAAGATTCCCGGAAAGCGAAACGCTACTTACACAAAACACTTCGAGGCGGGCGTGTTCGTTGATACGCCGTTGTCACTCGGAGTGAAGGGTGACGACGTAACGGGGGAATGGGTGTTTGTACCATCGGACGGCAAACGCGGTGGAGGTTCAAGAGTTTGGAAGTGTTTTCCAGTATTCCCACAGTGGGGTGGAGCGGTGCTGTTCCACGTACTTGATGAAACCATTACGGAAGAGGCATTTCGGGAACACATCGAGGCATCTGGCACGTTCAAGGGCGTGGGCCGTTTCCGACCAGGGTCAAACGGCTATTACGGACGGTTTGAAGTCGTCAAGATCGATTGGGTGTGAGGACACAATGAAACCAATTTGGTTTGCAGTGATTGCAGTCGCCCTTTTAGTCATCGCCACGTGGGCCGCAGCCGTCGCCCTCGACCGATACGAGATATCAGGCGCATCGAAGCCGACGATAGGGGTCGAAGACGTTGCAGCGGTATTGATGTTTGCTGCCGCGCTGGCGTGCATGGCAAAGTTTGGGGGACTGCTATGAAGTGGACTGACGACCGCATCGTGGGAGCGCTATGGACGCTGGCGCGGATCAATTTTGTGGTCTGGTGCGTGATCATGTTTTTCGAGTGGAAGGGATAAAGAAATGTCTACATTGACGAATTACGACCGAGAAATGAAGTTCCTGCGGGAACGAAACGAAGCCAAGTGCGAGCTTGCGAAGGTATGGCCCACGGAAGCCGCCGACGTGCCAGCGTGTCTCGATCAATGGGTGGCGCAGATCGCAGAACTGATGGGGAAGGACTCTTCGACCTGCAAGCTACTGATGCAAGCCTACGACGCCTCTCTGGTTGATTTGGAGATGGTCAAACAGGACACCACGGACGACGAGCCGAGCGACAACGAAGAGTTCGCGGTGGCGCACGCTGGCGGGCTGATGCTGGAAGCGCGGCGGCTGACGGCGGAAGGGCGGCGGTAATATGGCACACACACCTGGACCGTGGAAGGTTCGTCCGCATGATTTAACTGAGCATAATGTGCCGTTAAAATCAACGTGTAACAGCGAAACTTGGTTGGCGCAATCTTGGGATATCCTCGGCGACAACACAGATCGGTCTGTCTGCACGGTAGGCTGGCGCACCGACATGGGCGCATGGGGGCCGATCCGCGACATTGAGGAAGCACTGGCGAACCGTGCGCTGATTGAAGCCGCGCCGGACTTGCTGGAGGCGCTGGAAGAATTGAAGTGCTGGCTTCGAGTTGGCGACTTCAGCACCCCGCTTGAACGAGGCGCAAAGTGTGACACTCAATCCTACGCCATCCAGCGAGTTGAAGCCGCAATCCGTAAAGCCAAAGGCGGCACCGCATGAGCAACGAACTCGCAAACCTCAACACCCCGATCACGCAGCAGGCCGAAGCCAGCGTCATGGACGTGCTCAAGCGTTACAGCGCGGAGTTCGCAGCGGTAATCCCGAAGCAGTACACGGCGTCGTATTTTGGCGGGCTGGTCAAGGTGGAGATCGCAAAGAACCCGAAGCTGGCAGGGTGTAGCGCCGTTTCGTTCGTCAACGCGGTGCTGACGAGCGCTTCGCTGGGCCTCCCCATCCGCAAAAACAGCGCGTACCTCATCCCATACGGGAAGGAGTGCCAGCTTGTCATCGACTACCACGGAAAGATGGACCTTGCGCGGCGGGCGGGAGTCGGCAGCATCCACGTACAAGACGTGCGCGTTGGCGACGATTTTTACCATGGCTACGGGCCGATGGGGCTGGACTTCCGATGGACGCCGGGAACCGAGCGCGGCGAGATCACGCATATGTTTGCTTGCGCTAAGATCAACGGCGACATCCAGTACACCAGCATGACGCTGGCCGAGATCGAAGGCATCCGCAGGCGGGCCAAGTCGGGGGCTGCGGTGGACTTCCAGCACTACGGGCGCACCGTCAAGGGAGTAACGCTGGCTCAGATTCGGTCCATGGACGTGGCTACGATGGCTTTCAACGACCCGTACCGCCTGCCGTGGGTGACCGACTACGACCGCATGGCGCGGAAGACGGTACTGCACCGGGCCGCGCACGATTGGCCGCTGTCGCCTCAACTCCTCATCTCGCAAGAACTTGACGTGGCGAACGACACCGGGACGGCGGCACCGCTGGCTCCTGGCATGGATAGCATCGTGGTAATCGTGGACCCTGCCGACAACCGACCGATGGTGGACGGCGGCGGCGAGACGCGGGAGGAGCAGAAGGAAGCGGCTGCGGCGGTGGGCGCGGCAGAACTCCAGAAGGCGGCGCTGCGCAGGTCTGGACCGCCGTTGACGAAGACACAGGTGGACGCGGTGCTGGCCAAGTCGAAGCGTGCGCCAACGGTTGACCTCCCGAAGATTCTATACGCTCATTCAGCGGCTACCGTGGCCGAGGTCCGCCAGTCCGACTACGATAGCGTCATGGCAGCATTAGACGAGGCCGCAGCGTGAGACGCGCCGCAAAGGTGGACGACAACCAGCCGGCCATCGTGGAGCACCTGCGCAGCCTTGGCATGTCGGTGTGCCTCCTGCACACTGTCGGCAAGGGCGTGCCAGACATCATCGTTGGCTACCGTGGGCTAAACGTGCTGCTGGAGATAAAGGACGGGTCTAAGCCTCCCAGCGCCCGCAAGCTGACCCAGCCGGAGGTTGACTGGCAGCTTGAGTGGCGCGGGCAGGTTGCGACCGTGAAGGACAAGGAAGAGGCAGAGACAGAAGTGGTGCGCATCTGGCGTAGATCGGTGGCGAGATGATCTTCGGATGGAAGCGAATCACCGCGAACGTCTGGCGGCTGGACGATACGTGGCAGGTCGTACAAGATCAGCCCGGCGTGTGGAGTGCGTACCGGGGAGACAGCGCGATGCTGTGCGACTTCCCCACGGTCGAAGGTGCCATGGCGGAAGCCGAGCGGCTGCGCGAAGCAGACAAGTTGTACAAAAAACAAGACTGAACGGAGAAACACATGGATTTATTTTCTGGTCATTTGCTGGAACAGGCGAAGCTCGTTTTATCTGATGTGGAGGGATTGCCGATTGAGTCTCGCGTTGAACTGATCAACGCGATCAAAGTGGAATTGCACCGGGTTAGTCCGTTTTCCGATGAGCCGGTGGATTGCGTTATTTGGGTGAAAGGTGAATCTGTGGAGGCGAACGACTACAACCCCAATAGCGTGGCACCGCCTGAAATGAAGCTGTTGGAACGCTCTATCAGCGAGGACGGATACACCCAGCCGATTGTCTCTTGGCAACGGGCCGGCGTGTACGAAGTGGTGGATGGATTCCACCGAAACCGAGTAGGAAAGGAATCCAAAGTGGTGCGCAAGCGTGTTCACGGGTACCTCCCGGTGACGGTGATCAACGGAACACGCGAAGACCTTGGCGACCGTATGGCGTCTACGATTCGTCATAATAGGGCGCGTGGGAAGCACAAAGTTGAGTCAATGTCTGACATCGTTATTGAGTTGAAGCGCCGGAATTGGAGCGATCAAAAGATCGGCGACCAACTCGGGATGGACCCTGACGAGGTGTTGCGTCTGACGCAGATTACCGGGCTGGCGGAACTGTTCACCGACGCCGAGTTTTCTGCGTCATGGGACATTGATTCTCCCCCTGCTGAACTGGTGATTGAGGAAGGTGGCGAATGACTCGCATCTACCATACCTGGGACAAGTGGGAATGCTACCCGGCTGGGTTTTACAATTCCGTTGCTCCAGATGGCCTGACGGCTGCGGAGTGCAACCAGCGTTACGCCGACTTCCTGCGGGACACTGAGCGGTTCTCCAAGGCTCTCTGGCAGGTCCTGACGACGTGGACGCGATCCTGCGAGCACTACCTGTCAAACGAGAAGATGAACCGCATTGCGTGGCTGGGACAGGCGGCAATGTGTGTGGCTACCGGCATACCGTCCACATTTCGTGGTGGATTCAATCAACTCTCGCCTGAGGAGCAAGCGGAGGCCAATGAGACGGCGTTGCAGGCCTTGAACGAATGGCTGGTATGCCAGCGTGAGCCGAAGGTGGACATGGCCGGTGCAGGCGTCAACGAGAAAGCGAACATCTACTGATGAGCACCTTGAAGCGGTATTCCGAAACCAAAAACGTGTTTGAGGCGGCAACTGAGCGGATCGCCTACGTTTTCGATCATTTCGAGCGAATCTACGTGAGCTTTTCCGGTGGCAAGGATTCCACGGTGATGATCCACATGGTCATGGATGAGGCCATCCGGCGCGGTCGCAAGGTCGGAATCCTGGTGATTGACCTGGAAGCGCAGTACAAGGCTACGATGGACCACGTTTCATCTGTCTTGGATGCCTACGCCGATCACTCCGACCAATACTGGGTATGCCTCCCACTGCTCCTACGTAACGCCGTCAGCCAATTCCAGCCGCGCTGGTGCTGCTGGGAGGAGGAGGCGAAAGAGGGCTGGGTCCGACCGATACCGGGTCACAAGTCTGTAGTTTCTGATTACTCAGCGTTCCCGTTTTTTTCCCCTCGCATGGAGTTTGAGGAGTTCATGGTCCTATTCGGCCTGTGGTATTCGCAGGGGGAGGATACGGCAGCGTTCATCGGGATTCGATGCGATGAGAGCTTGAACCGCTTCCGCACTGTCGCCTCGAATAGCAAGGAGTGCTACAAGGGCCAGAGGTTTACGACCTTGGTGGAGGGGAGCCTTTACAACGCCTACCCGATCTACGATTGGAAGACGCAGGACGTTTGGACATACCACGCCAAGTTCCCTGGAAAGGGCTGGAACCGGCTCTATGACATGATGCATTTGGCCGGACTGACCATCCATCAAATGCGTATCTGTCAGCCCTACGGGGATGACCAGCGGCGCGGATTATGGCTTTACCATCTGATCGAGCCTGAATCGTGGTTCAAGGTGGTGGCACGAGTGAATGGGGCCAATTCTGGAGCTTTGTACGTGCAGGAATCTGGAAACATCAACGGCTACCAGTCGGTAGCTTGCCCTCCCGGACACACGTGGAAGTCGTTCTGTAACCTGCTGCTGGAGTCTTTACCGAAACCGACGCGGGAGCATTACCAAGTTCGCTTCAAGACGTTTCTGGATTGGTGGAATAAGCGCGGATACACCGAAGGAATACCCGAAGAAGCGCCGAAGCTGCTGGAAAACAAGAAGCTTGCCCCGTCGTGGCGCCGGCTGTGCAAGGTGATTCTGCGAAATGATCACTGGTGCAAGGGGCTGGGATTCACCCAGCCAAAGTCGAAAGCGTATCAGGACTACGTTGAATTGATGAGGAGAAAAAAAGGTGGAGCAAAGCAAGAAGCAGGAGATTCGGTCGCTGATTCGGGATGCGAACTTGGCGATTCACCGGAATGAGGCGGCGAAGGCCTACGAGCTGTTGAGCCGTGCGGCGTTTGTCGCTGGAACGTGCGCCATCGAAGAACTGGAGGCCAATCGTGGAAGACGTTGCGCTTGATGATGCTGTTAAAGCGGTGGACGCGGTTAGGTATCGGTTAAACCCATACGAACTGAACTCTTTCGATTGCGCGAAGGAGCAGATGGAGGATGCTGGGTACATGACGCACCGCCAGGAAGAGTTTGTCCGGTGGCAGTACGAGAAGTACGTCCTTCGAGGAGGCCCAACACAAACCACTTGAAACCGTAAAGTAGTCATGGGATAATTGAGATGCGGAAGTCATGAGCCGCCAATCGTTGAAACCCTTGTCAGGGGCCTCGGAAACGGGGCCTCAATCCAAAACAAGTTCGACGGTTGAAATCTAACAAGGACAATTCAACTATATGAAACAGCGCCCCAGCGCTTCAAACGCCATACCTACGCGTTATCGCGGGTATCATTTTCGCAGCCGACTTGAGTCGAGATGGGCGGTGTTTTTTGATGCCTGCCGTATCAAATGGCAGTACGAGCCAGAGGGGTACGATTTAACCGATTACGGGCTGGCAATTGATCGGCCCGGAGTTGGTTTATACCTTCCTGATTTTTGGCTCCCAAAGACTGAAACATGGGTGGAGATTAAAGGTGTTTTGCCAGCCAATCATTTCTTTGATATGGACGAGGAATTAAGGATGGCGGCATTGCTGGACGAGACCAGAGCGAAATTGGGATTCGTGTTTTGGGGTATGCCTGATGTTGACACCATGGCTACTATGGCCCACTGGGATACTGGTGATCAGATACATAGTGAGATATCTAGAATTCCTGACGGCATTTGCTGTTTTCATGGTGTCAGTGACAAGGCCGTGAGTGCGGCTAAATCCGCCAGATTTGAACACGGCCACAGTGGGAGGTCCTGACATGGCAATCATCATGGCGGAAGGGCTTTTTAATGGCAAGCGTCTTCGCGCCTGCTCCGATATGGCACGCTTGCTTTGGCCGTACTTATTCCTCGCTTCCAACGGATACGGTCGGCTTGAAATTGACTACGAGTACATCATTCGTAATTTTTTCGTGGATTTCCGAAATCCTCCGAAATCTTCGGCATTTTTCGGAATCCTGCGGGAATACCACGAAAACGGTTTAATGTTCCTGTACGAGTCCGGTGGGGTTTGGGGCCAGTGGGACTGCAAAGGTGGATCTTTGCCACGCTACCAGACCGCAAAAGATCGTAAAAGTCCAGCTCCAGACGAAAAGTCGTTTGAAGAGTGGAAAAAGCAATGTTCGTTGAAAACAAAGGCACTTCCGATAATTTCGGAAATTTTCGGAAAACTTCCGCTAGGTGTTGGTATTGGAGAAGGTGTTGGAGATGGTAAAGGAGTATGTGCTCCGGCTACGCCGAAGCCTACAAAAAATGGATTTACTCATCCAACGGCTGAAGAGGTTCTAGCCTATGGCAAGAGCATAGACTTTGAAATTGACGCCGAAAAGTTCATCGCCCATTACGGGGCTTCCGGCTGGAAACGCGGCAAGCAGCAGACACCGATAACGAATTGGAAGCAATGCGTGCAGACTTGGCGGGCGAACCAGCGCAGCACGCCGACGCCGCAATTATTCAGACAGGCCGTGGAGGACTCATGGAACACACCAGACTGAGCGCTATCGAGTTGCGCGGGCTACCTGCAGACGTGGATTGCGAGACGTTCGTAATCGGCGCGGTGCTCAAAAACTTTTCGCTGTACCATCCCCAGGTGGCCGACTTGGTGACAGAAGCCGACTTTTCCATCATGGCTCACCGGCTTATATGGGCTTCCATCAGCCGAATCATGGCCGATGGTGAAGCGGTGGACCGGGTGACGGTGTTCAAAGAATTGGCAGCGCGTGGCGAGGTTGAGGCGGTGGGCGGGCTGTCGTACTTGGTCGGCATGGACGACGGACTACCGGACCTGCCAAACGCCAGTGCTTATGCCGCCCGTGTGCGGGAGAAGTCAACGCTTCGAGAGGGTATTATCGCCTGCCAGTCGATCATCGACCGGCTGGCGGCACCAGGAGCGGGCGCGGAGGATATCGTGGCCGCAGAGCGTGTAATCCGCAAGGTGGCCGAAGGGCAGGTCAAGAAGCGGCGGCTGGTGTCCATCGCGGAAGTGATCCATGGCGGTATCGAGGGCGATACAACGGCGGTGCGGACGTTCCTGGACCCGACGCAGGAAGCGCAGGGGATACCAACACCCTGGCCGTGGCTAAATCGCGCCACGGGCGGTCTGAGGCCTGGCAATCTGATAATTATTGCGGCCCGTCCATCGGTCGGCAAGACGAGCGCGGCGGCGCAGATGATGCTCCACTCAATCGAGATGGAAATGGGCTGTGTCTTCGTGACGCTAGAGATGCCAAAGCGCGACATCGTGCGCAAGATCGTCGCGGCGCGGGCCGGGGTGTCCGTTAACGAATGGGCGAACGGCGAGCTATCGGCGGACGAGCGGCGGGCGGTGAACGCGGCAACGCATTCGATTCAGCCAGCGGAGGCATACTTCGACGACCAGCCGAGGGCGACGGTACCGGGCATCCATGCTACGGTTCTACGCCACCAGGCAGACCACGAAGTGCGAATGGTGGTGATTGACTACCTGCAACTCCTAACACCCGCTGGCCGGTCATCCAATCGCACGGAGGACGTATCGGAGATCACGCGGGGCTTGAAGTTGATGGCGATGGAATTGGGAGTTCCGGTGGTGGCGTTGTCTCAACTCTCCCGCGCCTCAGTCCAACAAAACAGGGAACCGCGCCTGGACGACCTGCGGGATTCAGGAAGCATCGAGCAGGACGCCGACATGGTGATGTTCCTCCACCGCATTGAGAAGCCTTTCGTCAAGCTAATACTGGCGAAGCAGCGCATGGGGCCGATTGGCGACGTGCGCATGACGTTCGACCGCAAGAGCGGTATTTTCACGGAGTCGATATGAAGCACATCAGCCAGATAATCGCGGAAATGAGCGCGGATTGGCAGCACGACGC